CCATCTCTACCAGTAACTGATTCATGGTGTAATCTTACCCATTCCATTACTGCTTGAGCACCTGAAGGTGTGATTGGATCAAATAATGTCATTGATATTGTTCCCCAAGTAGTTTTACCTTTTACATATCTTTGAACATTGATATGATTTAAAGCTACTGTACCTTGGGATACATTTATGGCTGCTACTCCTTTAATAATAAAGCTTGGAATACCATCCATATAAAGGATAAACCTATTGGCTTGCTTTGGTTCAAAAGCGGTAAAAAATATTTCGTTTGGATCTAATACTGGCATGTTGTTCTAATTTATTTCTTGTTATAAATATCTAATTCTTTAATTTTTATGCTGGGAAAGTAGCTCCAGTTGGTAATACATTGAAATCTAAGTATATAAATTCAGCTGTTTTAGTTGGTTGTACAAATATTTGTCCTACTAATTGATTTCTATCTATAACATCTGGTGTGTTATTACTTTCATCCATTACTACTTTAAAAGCATATAATCCTTGTCTTTGCTGTACACTTGCTAAATATGGATTAACTTGGCTTAAGAAATTATTTCTTGTAGCTACTGAGTTTTGTTCAAATACTAAATTATCTGCTATTTGTGAAATAAATGATTTGATTGTAATTAATAATCTTCTTACATTTACTCTATCTAAAGCACTTGCCTTTTTCTGTAGTGTTTTTTGTCCAAATACTACTACTCCTGTGTTTGGGAATGTAGCTATTGGGTTTATATTATCTTGATATAAAGTATCTCTATTACCATTTGTTAAATTTCTTTCAGCTCTAATTACAGTTGACAATCCACCTCTGTTTAAACCAGCGGGTGCAAACCAAGTTTCACTTGCTCTATCATTAAAAGCAAATACGCCTGGCATCATAGTAGAAGCTGGAACAAATACTTGTGATCCTAAATCTGGGTCAATTGTTTGTAACCATGGCCAATATGTAGCTGCATATGAAGAATCTATATCAGCTGCTTTACTTGTAACAGTTCCTATATTAGCTCCATACTCTACTAAATCAATTATTGCTAAATTATCTCCTCTTGTTTGAGCATTGTCTACTATTGTAGTTAATATACTACTATGATTTGATTCATTCTTTATTAATCCTGGAACTGTAATAAGATTATATTGAAATAAGTCTTGATTAGCTAATAAATTTATTGAAGTAGTATAGTCACCAGCTATTAAACCTTGAGAATCAGTACCATCTACAGCTGTGTAAAAATTAGCTACTCTTCCTGTTGGGATTAAAGTACCAGTTGCATCACCAAATGATCCTGATCCTGCTAATGGAATAGAACCCGTTAAAGCAGTTTTAGCAGCTCCACTATTATCTAAATAATTTAATGTTGGTGTTCCTACTGATTTTACTCTTACATATCTAGAAGCATTAGCATAATTACCTTCAAATTTTAGGTAAGTTCCATCACTAGTAGATACTGTTTGTTTGGCATCACCTATTACTTTTGTAATAAATTTATCAGAATTAGGATCCATGGATAAATTAGGCCATGTTTCTAATACTACTTTTTGCTTACTAGTATCATTTCCTCTTCTAATTAATAAGTTAAATGTACCAGAAGCTGTATTAGGGGAAACAATCTCCCATCTTAAGTTATCTGCAGTTCCATCAGCTAATGTATTATTAGTTCCTTCTGTTGAATCACTATTTGCTATTTCACCTTCTGTAAATGTTTCTAATGTAAAAGCATTTTCACTTGCTATGCTATTAGCTACTAAAGAACTAGTTGCAGATGAGAAAGAACCACTTGTTACTCTTGTTACAAGCAATGAATCTCCACCTTGCTGGAAATAGTTATATGCTGATATTGAAGTAAAATATGAATATTCTGCGCTACCACTTTCTACTTTAGCACCAAATGTATTTTGGTATTCTGAATATGAGGTAACAACTGTTGGTATTCCAACTGGACCCTTTACTGTAGGTCCTACTATAGCTGCTCCTGCTTGTATAGGTTGGGCTGTTATAAAAGATTGATCGTTCTCTCTTGCTAATACGCCTGGGGATAAAAGTACTTCTGCCATTTTATAATATGTTTATTTTGTTTATAAATATTACAGAAGGGTTTAAAAACGCAATTATTTTGTAACTGACTTTAAGTTTTCTTTAATTTCTGTAAATTTCCCAGTAGATAAATCTAAATTAAT